TTATAACTAAAAGGTGGACCATCTTTCTGAACTGCAGGAACTGGAAGAACAGGAACACTAATGCTTGTATCACCTGTGTAAGTACAAGATAGAACTCCCTTATCTCCAACTCGTAACTCGTAGTTTTTCTGTGTTGGACATGGAACTATGCAAGAACCAAATCCGACTGGGGACGTGACAAATTCTGAAGGACAGTTTCCCATTATCTACTGCTTAGATAGATTCCAGCAGCCGCACCCACGCAAAGTGTTATAAATACAACATAGGAAGCATACGCAGGCGGTATCACTAAGAACTCAACAAGCGAAACAAGAATCGTGAGAAGAACTACTTGAATCACTGCAAAATTCAATGGTTTCAAAATCTTATTTCGTTCGTTAATGATTGGATTGGGTTGAACTGGAGGACGAGGGATTTTTATACTGTCAGACACAGCCTTAATCTTTTTACCTGCATCTGATTGAGCTGAAAACCCTGCGTGTTGTGATTTGAGTGTTTCATACTCTTGTGCTATCTGCGAAGGTGATCTGGTCGCCATTGTTTATCGGTTCGGAATAAAAGACTTGAAGGTTCCGAGAATAGGCGCGAATGTACGAGCATCTCGAGAAGCACCCATATCTCTCCATCCTAGAGAGTTTGGTCTTGCACTTTGATTCTGAGACGCATAAGGACCGATTGTAGAGGCCATTCTAACAAAACGTGTAAATTCAGACGCATCACCTACCATTGCACGACGAACAGGAGGATTAACTTGACCAAATGGGGAAGTTGGCATTTTGTTTTAGACACGGAAATATAATGAGCACTGGTATTCCAAATCAGCTTGAAACGGCTCTTAATTCTTATAAAGCCAACTACTCAGCTTACAAAGTCACGGGTCATCCTGGACATAAGTCTGCTTATGAAGCAGCATTGGCTAGAGTAAATACATTGATTCAACAGATGTATTCGATTACGATTAGCAATGATCGGTATATTCGAAACTTTGTAGGTGAATATCAATCATCTAATAGTGAACTCGTTAAACTACAAGAAAATTCAAGAAAAATTCAAGAAGAAGGTCCTAAGCTACAAGATGAACTGGCCCAGTCAAGACAAATTCATCAACGTGCTGCAATTGAAGTAGATGAATCAGGACTCTATGTGAAGGCTGGCATAGTTGTTGCACTACTAGTGGTTGTAGGCATTGTAGGAAGTTTATAACCACCTTTCCAGAGTAAAACGACAATGAAGATAAGTGTAACAATTCCTAATGAAACTAGATACCAAAAAAGTCTATCATCAAACTTCATCTGTTCATGAGCTTGAAGTGCTCTGAGAGTTTCATATTGATCTTTCTGTTTCTGAAGAACAGAAGAATCATTTTGAATTTTAATTAGTTTTCGCATAAGCTCATCTCGATAAGGATTTAGTTTACTAGCATCTCCTTTTACCTTTGATACCTCTTCAAGCATTCTATGAAGGATCATCGAAAGTTGTTGATTCCAATGTTGAACTTGATAAATGAAACCCGGATGATTCCTATCAACAAAATTTCTAGACATCAAACTGTCATATTGGAATTGAGTAGCTCTATATTCTCTTTCTAAAGCGTCCATTATTATTGAGCGACATTTACATCTTCAACACAATATCGATAGTAGGCGCTTCTTCCTGCTGCATCCGAATGACGAATGACCTCAATGACATCTCCAGGAATCGCTCCAATCCACTTAACCATCGTATCTTGAGAATCCAACCATGGCAGCTGGTTCTCTGGGTCCGAGATCTTAAACTTATTAAACACTTCTGTTCGCTCATCTTCAGAAAGAATACGATGAGGCATTGCCATACGATGTGTTGTGATATCAAACTGGAGTTGCCAAATGTGGAAGAATGCAAGACGCTTCTTTGCATGAGACTTTGCAACTCTCAATACGTTCTCTGAAGGTGGACTCATTGCAATAATGATGATTCCATTCGTGTGTCCATTCTCTTCAGCGAAGGTTAGAATGTTTGTGATGTCACCTGCTAAGACCTTATCCTTTTGACTGAAGCAGACTAATACAGAACCAATGGTATACAATGTAACCTTTTCCATCTTCTTATTATCAGTTTCAATCCTCTCGGTAACGGTCTCAAGCTTACGGCGCCCTAGCATTATGCGAATAGTTTCAAGTGCTTTTTCCTCCATGATGAATCTCTTGTCTTATTAGAACAGTCATCCGTTTTTTTCGGGCAGATGAACAATGAAGCAGTGGATTTGGTTTTTAATAGCATTAGTCATTATTGCTTTCGTATTAAATATGATGCGTACTGAGCGATTTGAAGCTGGATTTGTTGATACAAGTCAGCAGAAGCGTGCAATGAAGTTGGAAGACTCATCGTATGAACAGCGAACCAATCACTTTGTCCAAAGTAACGATGTAGGAGAAGCATCTGGAGTTTCAACACCTTGGCAAGTCAATCAATATAAATCTAAGTTATAATAAATGCCTCTCTTTGGAAAAAAATCAGATTGTGAAGCTCAACTTGCAATCAGTCTACAAAACTTTGAGAAACTCCAAAAGGAACACGAGAAACTAATGGATGACTACATTGCGTTACAAGGTAAATCTCTTGGAAACTCCAGTCCATCTGACTCGGATCTTGAAGCTGAGCTCAATGCACTTGGAAAGGGAGGTCGCAAGCGAAAGACTCGTTCACGAAAATCACGCGGAAAAAAGACGCTTAAGCAGAGAAAGTGAGAAGAACTAATGTCCTCTAAAGCAAAAATTCCAAGAGCTCTACGTGAACAAGTATGGCTGGTTCACGTAGGTCCCAAGTTTCAAAATAAGTGCAAGGTTTCGTGGTGTACGAACTCCATGAGCGCATTTGATTTTCAATGTGGTCATAACATACCTGAGAGTAAAGGTGGAAAAACAGATGTTAACAATTTGATCCCCATTTGCTCACGTTGTAATCTAAGTATGGGAAGCCAGTTCACAATTGACGAATGGAATAAACGCTTTTCACCTCCACCCAACAGATTATGGAGATGTATGCGATCATATTTCCAATGTCAGCGTCTTTGCAGGTAAGGGTTCTGGTCGTGTTCCTTCAGCACGATGACGTTGAACATCATCCCAAAATTTAGTTAGATCTTCAATGTGATCTGATAACCACTTAGGATCTTTTGGAACAAAGTCCTTCTTTGTATCCAACAGGACCCAATAGATATACTGATGGTCTTCTGTATGTGTACTTTGCCACTCGTGAAGAGGTAATGTATCAGGTTTATAATCTACCTTTCCATCTGGATCCACTGCAAATACACCTTTCATTCCAACGCAAGCATCCCACTCCGTAAAATTGAGTTGCTTGAATCGAAACTCTACATATTCACATTCATCAATCCCCGTGCACTCCATTTGCATTTGCATTTGGTGCATGTAATAACTCGGGATTTCATCTTTTCGAACTCGGCTCATAGGACATTTGAACTCAACTAATCTTCCATATCTACGCGGATCTGCATCCGCATATCTCGGAACAATCAATCCATCTGGAGACGCACCTAGAAACTTGTAGATTGGATGCTGACAACATCCTACATCAATAATATCACATCCAGTCGTATCTTCATAGATCTTCTTTGCGACAGGTTCAAATCGAGTTCCCCAAATCAAAGCTGGAACTGAGTTGAATGCATTGTTATCACTTTTAGCTGGAGGTTCTAACTTCTTTAACAAGAGTTCAAGACGAGATGCTGCAGAAGTCCAGACCTTTGAAACTTCTGAAGCAGTAATCATGGTTCCTCGTTGTGTGTGCCAAGCATCTGTTCGCTGGTCTTGTTTTCCATATAATCGGATTGTACGTTCAAAACACCGATCACGCATCCACATTTTTCCCACATCCCCCATCATTAGTTTGTGAGCAAGATCCCGAACATATTTCTTCAGAAAGCGAGTTGGTAGAGCAGGCGCATGAAGTTGACATAGGGCTACAAATCGGCGTAGTCGAACGTTGAGGTGAGTATATGGACGTTCGTCGAGTAGATAAGGAGCTAATATCTCCTCCATTGAGGTTCTCTAGTTTACTAGGCGAAAGTTCGTTTTGTCCAAACAAAGAAGTATATGCCCTTCTACGTGCTTGAAGATACATTTCAAAATCACCAGCTCCCATGACACCTAGCTCAGACGACCGACTGAACATCTCATCATACATCTTCTTGAAGTCGGCATCTACTTTATCTTGGAGATCCAGTGGGAATCCTGCGTCTTCAATTGTAGGGATCACATCACCTTCCTTAAAGATTGGATCAGGTTGCTGAGGTTGATCACGAAGCATGTCTAGGAAAGTCTTGTATTCCTTTTCACCGTCAATCATCATAAAAAGACCAGGGGTGGTCGCTTCTAGAACACCACCTTCTTCACGAATTCGATTAATTGCTTCCCAAGTACAGATAGCTTTTGCAACACCAGGTTCTTGCTCTCTTTCCTTCTCAATAGGTTCAAGTTTAGGAATGTCTGAAGGCAAAATAATTCCAGGACAATCAATTGCAGCCATTTGTATTTATTCTATGGACCCACTTTAAGCGAGAATACCGCAGTAAAGATACAAAATGGAGGTAATCCAAAATCGAGATCACTGGGTTTTACACCGCTTACAAGGCTTTTATTCAAACGAGGAAAACTTCAAAAAAGTTCAATCCATTCTCTCAGGTGAGTCTAAGATTAGTCTTAGGCTACTTGACTGGTTGGTCACAAACTACGCAAAGAAGCATAATGTATCCTATCTAGTTGGATCCAGACATGTCATTGTCTATCTTGCTTATAAGTCTCATCTCAAGGCCTATAGCAAAAAGATGTTTGACCCATTCTGCCGTTGGAAGCGTATTCAGTTTATGGGATTGGATACGACTGTTGGACAACTCAACTTCTTTGAGTGGGCACTTCAAGATGATGTTCTTAAGTATTTGGAAGAACACTATGATGAAATTCACGCAGACATGGAGGCCTGTTCAACTACCATTCAACCCAAGACAACTGAAGAAGGTGTTCGTCGTAAACGACATGAACTTAGCCGTTCTGCAACCAAGGCTGTGCGTCACCATGACGTAAAGGTTGTTGTATCCTTTGAGTAATGCAGTCTATACTGGATCCAAAGGTTCTCTATAGAGATTTATCAAGAGATATTGTGGAGCATGACGTAGATGTCGTGTCCGATTTATGGAATATGGATGGTCGTGATGTCTATCGGGGTTCCCGCGACAGACATTACTCTCATGCCAACGTATATTGGTTGTATACTGAAGATCTAGAGCGTGTAGGATTAGTTGAACATTCACTTGAGAATCAAGCCGATTTTCGTATTCTTTGGTTTCATGATTCTCCATTTGCAACTCTTCTTCAGGAGGAAGGATGGACAAGCGAACAGAGTATTTGGTCAGTGTTATCACGTCCAGCAGTAGAGATGTTTCTTGCAGAAGACTGGACTAGTCCTAGTTCACTTTTGAATGCATGTCTTCATGGACCTACACGTATTCTTACAGTGGAGATGGTACTTAACAAACCTAGTATTTTTCACTGTTCTATTTGTGGCGCAAAATCCATGAAAAAAACGGAATGCGCCGAGTTCCAAA